CTGTGCTTCTGAAACAACTTGTGTAACTTTTACTCTAGCTTGGAATTCTCTTAAGAAATTATCGTCGGGATCTTGTATTGTTAATAATAAAAAGTCACCCGCTATATAGTCTACCGCGTTTGTCCAGTTTAAAGTTATAACAGTACCGAAGTCCATAGAGATTGTTTCATCAGGATCATCTTCTGGGTCGGTAGACAGTGTGTTAAACTCAAATGTAGTAGTTGTTTCTATCTCACCGTCTCTAACAGTATTCTTTTTATATATAGTTGGTCGTAAAAGAGGCGATTTTTTTATAACAGTAATATCAGCCTCCATAAAGTTTCTGCCGAATATTTGAGTGTGTGTAGCAAAATCAGATGAACCCTCTTTAAATTTCTTTATTTCAATTTTTTTAGGCTCAGTTTGGTTATCTGTAAAAAATAAAAACCCTTCGAGTATGTTTACGCCTGTAATTAAAAAGTTTTCATTAAACTTAAGTATACCGTTCTTGTCTACTAAAATAGGAAAAACAACATCTCTTATTTGGTCATATTCAACAATAGCGTCTACGCCTTGCGATGTAATAAACCAATATATCTTTTCTGTGGTCGCGTCTTTTACGGTACCTATACATTTAGCGTCAGCAGGTATATAAGCCAGCCCAGAGGCTGCCCATGTGGTATGCAGCGTAGTTATATCGTTTAAAGTACGATTGACCATCTGAACATTACCAACTAATGTCTGTAATGCGCCGACGTCTGAGCCTTCGGATGTAGCTACCTCTAGGTTTAACGCATCCCTATACTCGCCATTTGGAACTAAACGCTCATCAAGGTCTTTATTCATTTTACCCTTGAGAAACGTATGAATCAATTCTGGCATATTCTAGTGTTTTATTTGCTTAGACTTACCTCGCATAACCTGCGTTAGTTCTTCTAGCTTAATATTTGATAACCTTAATTTAGCATTACGCTTTGATGCTCTTGCTTCTTTTTTATATCTTTGTACAATATACTCTGGTATTGCAGGTCGCGTTGAAACTATAGCGTAGGCTATATATTTATATAAAGCTTCTTCTGCAAACTTATGTATTTTGCTTTCTTCGTCAGTAGCCAAGCCATCTGATATATATTTTATTGAAACTATTTGACTTACACAATTTGAACTAAAGTGCATAACACCCCTTATAGGATCTATAAAAAACACTCCGTTACTTTGCGCATATTCCGGATCTAAACCGTATCTGCGGCCTGCAGATGTACCTCGCATAAGGTCAGCGTTGTTTATATTTTGAAAATCTGTATCAGGTGTACTACCCTGCCCCTCTGATCTTCTAAATCTTTTAAAAGTTTCTGATGGTGTTGCTGTTACTATTTCACGAGTTTGTTCGTCAAATATATACTCATATTCGTTATCTTGAACATAAGGCAAAGGATCGCCTGTTTTTCTCGCTGGGTATAATATTCTTTCAATACCAGATTCATCTGTCATTGCAACTTTTACATAGCCAACAAAGTCTTGAGGTAGCGGCACATATAATGTAGGCCCAACCTCTACTTCAATCCATTTAGAAGATGGTAATATATCAAAACTCATTTCAGCTAATCCGCGTTGCGCGTGAAAAGCCACATCAGTTCTTTTAATTTTACTAACTAGTTTACCTTCGCCAACATAAGATATTATAAAGTTATTTATAATGTCTTTTAAAGAAACAGCCTGGTAATCACCGTAATTTTCATCGTAACTATTCCATATGCCATCTGGCCCTAAATAGTACTGCTCATTATTTTGATATAGTAAACCCATCTATTATGCTTTTTCTTGTTGTGTATTCTTAATTTCTTCACCTGCTGCTATTTGATACATTTGAATATCTTTAACAACTAACCCAGCCATTTCTAATACTTTTATTACAAGCTCAGTCTCTTCTGACGGATCCAGTTCAAAGTCTTGCGAGTATGTAGCGTCATACAGCGCTTCGCCGTACACCATTTGATATCTCCATTCTACCTTCGCTGGCTTACGTATATAATTACACTTTACAGCAGAAGTTAATTCGGTATCGCCGTATACGTTAATAGTGTTGTTTTTAGAAACATATATAGGTCGAATATTTTTAGGCTTAGTTAATGGAGAGGAATTAATATATAAAAATTCATTACCATTTATACGCTCCGCTTCAATGTCTTCATTAAGAGTTTGTCTGTATATAGTAGGATTATTTTCCGGAAAGTTTGCCGGCTGAGTAGGCGAAGGGTAAAGATCCCTTGTGGTAGTGTTTGTAAATATAACAGTACCGAGCCTATACATATCCGCAGGAAACGGAAAGTAGTTATTTGTTTCGTCGTATGTTAAGCTATCTTGTGTTTCGAATATAGCTATTTTTTTATTCAATATATCGAGCATGTCGGAATACTCCGTGTCATTCCCTGGCGTTCTGCCAAACTGATTTATATCGTAAAAATATTGTTCAAATAAATCTAATTGTGCTTGATTTGCAAACAGGTTAAACTCCTGAGGCGTAACATACCCTCGTTGTTCTTTATTGAGTATGCCTAATACTCTTTGATAAACAGTATCTATACTTACGCTCATATTTTTTTATTTATAGTAATTAGGCCACCCATAAGATGGCCTGACCACTATGAGTGACTATTTAAGTCTTTTTTGAATTGTCTTATAGACTTCTACACCTTCGTCTGTTTTAAACCACGCTGCTAATGCAGAGTATGGATTTTCATCGAAAGGAACAGTCATAAGCTTTCTATCGCCGTCTCCATATGTAAATGTTCTTTGATCAGCTGATAGTTTAATCAAACCTGCTTCTACAGATTTAATACCAAAGTTTCTTAATTGTACGTTGTCATCATTAGCTAACTCAACAAATAGCAATGGATTTCTTTTTGCAAATATTAATCCATCTCTTTTTAATTCGCTGCTTGATAACTGATTAACTGATGTACCAAACTGTACTCTTAATATAGCTTCCATTTGTTCAACGTCTAGTGTCTTAGCTAAGTTAAGCGCTGCAATTTCTGCTTCAATCCAATCTAGTTGACTTGCCGCTTGCTGTTGAGGCTTATACTCTTCCCACACTTCGTCTTTCATGGGGTGGTACAATGATAATAACTTTTGTAAAACTTGATTTTCTTTTGGAACATTTAATGCTCCATTTCTGAAAACAATACGCCCTAACGTTGCCGTTCCTTTTTGTTCATCGACAAACGGAGTGGGTTGGTTTGTAGCGTATTTTAATTCACGTTGGTATCCTTTATCGGCATCAAACCAAAGTAATGGTTTTCTTGTGCTGTGTTTGGATGGTATTGTGAATACTAATGGACGCTTATTATTTTTAAGCGTATATAATCTATCTTTAACTTCCCAAGATTGAATTACAACCTCGGCTTCTTTCTTTTTTGACATGATATAATATAATAAAAATGTTAATAATAGTAATAACTACCCCCGTCAGTTCAACGAGGGTAATTACTACAGGTTTTCTAACTTGTTGCTTTCAACAATACGAAGTTGTTGGCAGCTTGAACACACAACGCTCTTTCAGATAAGAAGTGTACGTTCATTTCGTCAGCGTCAGAAGTATAGTTACCTCCTACTGATCCAGTCACCCAAGACTTCATTCTACGGTCATCAGCTTCAGAAGCTCTGTAGCGGATGTGTAGGAATGGTCGAGAGATGTTCTTTCCGAGTTGCTGATCGTAAACTGTAGAAGTTCCAGCAGGAACTAGTACACCTTCAACATCTGCAACTAATCCACGAGTTGTAGAATCGTTTAGATATTTCCAGTCAGTTTTGTAGAAATCGTAAGAACCTCTTCGGAATCCTGAGAATCCAAGGTTTAGTGCCATGTCTTCTGAATTGTCGAATACACCGTAAGATGTACCGCCAGCTCCGTAAGAATTTTGAGCAGCTAACATATTGTCAATCGCTAGCGAAGTACCACGATCTAAGAAAAGCATGTTTTCTTCGATTGATCCTTGCTTATCTAGCTCAGCCAAAATAGTATCAAAGTCCGCAAGACCTGCACCACCAGCAGCGTTGAAGTCAGCATCAGTATAAACTAATCCTCTATCTTCAAGAGCAGCAAATAGACCTTCAGATCCTGTTACGTTAGTACCACCTCCAAAACCAGTAGCAGCAGTAATGTTTCTTACTGTGCCATCGATGTTTAAAGATTTTTCAGCTTCGACCATAGCCATTTCAAGTTGATCTTCGAAACGGATACGAGCTTCGTGCTCAGACTTTAAGTACCAAAGGTAACCAGAAGTTCCAGCCTCAGTAGTTACTTCTACCCAACCAATTTGAGCAACATCAGAACCATTTACATTATACTTATCTCTAAGAATAATTGGTTTGTTGTCGAAGGTTGTGAAAGAAGCGTCAATTGAGTTACCAGCATTTTCAGTTCCTTTAGCGTACTCAGAACCATAAACAAACACCTTAACGTCAGCGCCAGTCATTGTAAGACCAGCAACCTCGCCGTAAGTGTCAACAGTTACAGTCTGTCCTACTACGTCTTGTACATACGCTTTTTGAGTTGTAAAGCCTTTAGATACAACAAGTGTCATTCCTTTTCCGATCAAGTGACCTGCAGGGAATGTCAAAGTTGTAGTAGAAGCTACTTCAACGTCATCATAAGCAATGTGTAAACGTCCTTGCTCTGACCAAGTAATTACGTCAGAAGCCATAGGCATTTCAGCGCCTACCATACGTAAAAATCCAGCAATAGTACGATTTCCATATCGTTCTACTTCCTTCTCATATACCTCAGGCAAAAATTGTTGCGTGAAGTCTAAGTCCGCGACAGAAAGGTAGTTGTCTCCAAACAATCCCTTAATAGGTCGTGGGGTTAAATGTGCGAGAGCCGTTGGGCTCCCAGTAAAAGATCCAGCCATTTTATAAATTTTTAATGGTTAATTATTTTCGTTTTTTAACTCTAAAACTACTCGTGCTGGTTGCATCACTTGGTACCGCGCGTATCGCCCAACCATTTTGTGTTGTTACTTTTTCGTGTCCCCGTCTTGGGTCCATATCAACATTTTTAGTTCGCGACATGCTTTCCTTTACTGCATCGGCCTTGCCTTGCTCATAAAAGTGGTTTGCGATTGCATCAGCATTCATAGCTGTAAATAGCGACTTATGATAACCCTTAGCGTCTGACATTTGATTTTTATCGTTCAAAAACTTTTTGACGAAATTATTAATGTCGCTTTGGGCTGTCTTTACGTCTTCAGTATTTTTAATTTTAAACCTATACTTCTTGTCTCCTACAGAATAGTCAAAACCTTTGAAATTCTGATTAAAAACGTTTTCGGTTTCAGTTAAAAATATTTTCTTTTGCGATTCAGCTACTTTAGTAGCCTCTTCGTTTTCTTTATTATAGCGATTGAAAAATTCAACTGCTTTTTGCTGGTCCTGTGTTAAATTAGATCCAGCTTTAATATTTTCGTAATACTTAGATTTTAAACCTTCAAGATGCTTTTTAGCTTTAGCAGCTTCCTCTTTAAAGGCTATTTTAGCTTTTCTAATATCCTTGGGCTCATCTAACTCTTCGTCATATGAAAAGTCTTCCATAAGGATATCAATATCTTCTTTATCTAAATGAGGCTTTGTCGTTTCATAAAATTCACGAATTAATTGCCCTTGATTTAATTTAGAATAATCAGTATTTAATTTTACGTAATCATCAAGGCTACCTCCTGTTTCATTCATAAAGTCTACAGCTTTTTGAATATTTTCCGGTAACTCGACGCCTGTTTCATTTGACTCAGCTACAGCCTCTTCAACAATTTCTTTTGCTTCTTTAACTGTGGGTGCAGGCTCGTCTTCTTCTGTCACTTCTTCAAGTACACTTACTTCTTCTTCGGCGTCTTGTATTTCTTCAACCACTTCTTCGCTGTCTGTCGCGTCTTCGGGTTGTCCGACAGCAGCATCGCTGTCATCTGAGCTTTGCTCTTGAACGGCATCTTCTTGTGGTTTATTTAAATCTGATAAGTTAACTTTTATTGTACCTTCTTCATCCTGCGTTACAGGACCAGTAGGTTTTTCCTCAACAACTTCTTTTTCAGCTGTTATCTGATCTTGGGTATCTTCTTGTACCTCAAGAACTTCTTCTTGGTTTTCTGACATGATAAAATATTATATAATTATACATTACTATTATTACTTAGGTTCGAAGGTTCCTAAGTCAAACCCTCCGCCAATTATATCGTTTCCGCCGGATTCGAAGTTTTTTGGTGGTGTATTGTTTTTTCTTTGCTCAATTAATTCACTTTGCTGAGAAGCTTCCATTTTTGAACGATTGTCTTTTCGATCTTCTTTTTGAGATTCTCTCTGCTTTAATATATCGGTTTCCATACCTTTTAGCTGTAGGTTATACTCAAACTCTTGCGCCATTAATTCTTTTTTGGCTGTTACCTCAGCTTGTAGCTTTTGTATGTCTAATTGACCTTTAAGTTGTTCTAGCTCTGCTTTCTGAGCAGTTAAAGCTTGATTCTTTTGAACCTCAGCTTGTGCAGCAACTTGTTGCGCTTGGGCGTTTGCTTGTGCCTGCGCTTGTATATTCTGTTGTTGCATTGCTTGGTCGCGCTCTTGCTTTTTCCTACGTTTTATTTTAAGAAGCTGATTTGCTAGTTTTAAATTTTGCACTTCTCTAATGTCGATTGCATCGTCTAAATCAATCAACCCTGCTGATAACGCGGTTTGTATATTATTCTCAAGCATTTGTTTTTCTTCTTCATCTGGCATAAGTGTTAAAAATATACCAAAATCGTATAGATGCAAATTGCTCATTTCCGAAAGGGTAGCCACATTATGAGCGCCTATTTTTTGTATAAACGCTTCTCTAGCTGGAGAATATTCTATTATATCGGATACTCTTAATGATAAGCATTCAGCTAAATGAGCTGTTATATATAACCCAGCTTGCATTATATGTCTTGTGGCTGTGTTACTATTAGCTGCTGCTATTTTTTGTATACCCACTAAAGCTTTGCTATCAGGCATACTGCCGTCTCTTGCTTCGTTTAACCCGGTTACGTCACGGATCATTTGCAAGTAATAGTTGTAGGTATTTATTAAAGCGCCTAGCTTATTACCACCACTACCGCTTGTGATTTCTTGAATAGGTATTTTACCTGGATTCATGTCACCGTCTTGCGTAAACGATCTACCAATTACAGAACCTGTTTGGAAAAACATATTTAATGCTTCCTGCGGATTGTAATTTGTTCCATTACCCAAATCTATTTCGGCTAACCCGTCGGCATCAAGATAAACACCGTCTGGTACCATACGAGACATTACTTGCTGTAACTTTAAATGCGTTAATTGAATCATATCAGCAAAACCGGTAATACGGCTTACTAAAGATTCAATCTTACCTTTATACATTCTAGGCGCGTTAATACTATAATTTAAAAGTACTTTAGAACTATCACTTTTAGGGCGCATCATATTTTTTGCTAGTTCCCATTGCAATAAATAATCAGTACCTAATACTAACACTCCTTCGTATAATACTTCAATAGACCTAGATAATTTGCCAAACTGTTGTTCTAATACTTCAACAGGCGGGTCAAATGTGTCGTCACGTAACAAAACCTTAGAAGCACCAGTTGCGGTTTCTTTAATTTTGTAAACCTCATTCATGTATGTTTTATAATTAAAATACAATACTTGAACTGTGTTTGAATCCGATTCGTTATAATTAGATATTGTTCTATCGTAAAAGCCATTGTTTTGATAACCTGTCTCAGATATTCTTTTTAAATCTTCGTCAGTTAAATCAGGAAATTGCTTTTTAATTTCATTAATAGGTACGTTTCTAACTTCACCACAATAATATATATCATCAAAATAAGGTGATTCTGTATATGACCATACTAAATTAGCAGGGTCAACATAATCAATAACAACACCTTCTGATTTTGAAAATCTGTTTTTCACAGCGCCAATACCTATTGTTGTTAAATCATATACAACACGCTTCTTAGTTAAATCATAATTATTTCCTTCTAATAAAACGTTTATAGCTTGCTCTTCCGCTATCTCCACAGCTTGCTTATAATTAAGCTGCATATGTACGTCTAATTCTTCTTGCGAATCCGGTAGCATTTCCGGAGGATTTTCATATAAGTTAACACCAAAGTTTTCTTTTGCAAAATCATTTATTTCTTTTGTTTGCAAATCTCTAACTATACTGTTTAAGTAATCTGTACGTTTTGAAACACCATAAGGATCTTGTGAAAACGCTTTTATATCAAATGTTCTTTCAGATATACCATTTACAACTATGTCAACAAACTTAGGTATAATTGGAACCGGCTTCCAATCTATATTTAAATATGATAAATCGCCGTTAATAGACAATTCGTCTTTATATTTTTGTATTGATTGCTCGCCCCTAGAATATAGTCTTAATTGATGAAATGTATTTTGATTACTTTTATATCTATTAGTACCAGAATCTGATTTGAACCATTCGTCTTGAATCGCCCTACCAACTCTTAAGCCATATTCAGGCGACATTTTTTCTTGGTCGCTAGCAACTTGGCTTGGAAAAAAACTATTTATAACTGACTCAGCCATACTTTATTTTATTATTTCCGATATTGAACCGGCGTTTTTATATTTTGCAATATTTAAGTTTAACTTTGGTTTTTGCACATTTGGGTTAGGTCTATACAGATGTCTGTTACACGCCATTATCGCTAACCCTGAGCTAATAGCCGCATCAAATTTTGTTCTTTTATTTATATCAAACTTAGCCCAATCGTTTAATGTATTATTAAAGTACATTGTTCCATATTGGCCATCAGCCTTAAGCCCTACGTGTGTTTGAATATAAGTTTCAATAGCGGCAGCGTGTGCTTGTTTAATATCTTCAGACGAGTTAGGTATCCCACCTATTTCTCTTTCCGCAACTGAAAGCTTTGTATATAACTTATCAGGTCTATTCATAGAGTAACCTCTATAGCCTCTTCTTTTTAAATAATAAAGCAATCGTGGTTTATTATTCTCACAAAGCAATGGCATGCCGTAAAACACTAAAGCCATTAATACGTCTTCAAAAAACATTTCGGCGGTTTGAGGTCTTGCTACATATTCTAAAAAGAATGAATTAGGCGGAGCATCTTCCATACTAAAAGATGTTAACCCGTGTAGTGCCCCTTTTGATCCTCTGCCGTCTGTAGTACCTGATATATCGTAACTATCACATCCAAAAGCACCAATATGCTCATTGCCTGGATGCTTTATACCATTTTTAATTACCTGTTTATTTTGCAATCCAATTTTAGGAACCCAAGAAACTTTAAATCTTCCATTAGGGTTTGGGCTAAACATTACTTTTGAATCTTTAACACCATGCTCCCAATTAAAACTACCAGTCGTAATAACGCCTGTGCTTTTTAAATCTTCGTTGTAATCTATTTGTTCGTATATTTTCACTAAGTTAAATATACTATTTTTAGTTTCATCTCGGAACGCGTGTTCTTCAGTACGCGGAAACTGCCTGTAAAACTCATTTAAAGCATCCTGGTCGCCTTTTAATCCTTCAACCTCATTATCCCAGTGTTCAATAACCCCGACTTCGATAGCGTCTCCGTGTGGGCCAACACAATCTTCTGGTGGGTTTTCGAATACAGGCATTCCATAATTGTCAATGAATCCTTCGTAATTCCATTCCATAGGTATGAACAAAGAATATAATCCTGACTTAGTTTGTCCATTGCGGTTTCTTTTTGTAACATCTGAGTCATTATAAAGTTTTTTAAAGTTCTCCCCTCTAAAGCATTTGAGGTTGAACCCATCATACATTTACCTATAACTCTACTACCTAGCCTTAATGTTGTTTTTGTAACCCTCCAGTTGTTGAGGATGTTGTCGGGCCTTTCCCATTTACCCGATTCATCGTGGACGAGGAGTTTAAGTTTCTCCCCATCGTAGGAGTTATC